GACCTAATTAAACCAGAATCCTGGTATCCGCCTTCTCATGAAGGAAATCACGGTAAATTTAAAGATCTATAGGAGATAGAGATCATGGAAATAAGAGAATCATTAATTAACGCGCTGAAGTTGAAATACGATGCGCAGATTGCAGAGCATACAGCAAATATAGCTATATTGCTCCAAAACGGAGTTGGGGTAGCTGAGCACCCTGGTATCATCGAAACGATAGACGGTGAAGTTGGATTACTTGCAGAAGCAGAAGATAAAAGAAATTCTATTGGATCATTCTCTGCACCTATACCACCTAAAGTTGTTTAAAATAACTGTTGACAAACACATTAAAGTGTGTTATAATAATACCCTAAATTATGAAAAAGGTGAAATCAATGAGTAGAGAGCCAGTAGGCACAGTCCGTGGTATTGTTCCGGTTTCTGTTGATGTACTTCAAGAGTGCGTTGACCTTCAGTTACAAAAGTCAAGAGATTATCAGAATCCAAACTCTACCGTTCAACAAGCAGATTATTATCCGAATGGCATTACAACTATACACGATATCATGCATGCAAAAATGCTACGTATGAAGTCAGTGATGGAAGCAATGCAGTCGGACGATTACGATCCTAACTTTGAGTCCCTTGAAGATTCAGCAAAAGACTTAATTAACTATTCAAGTTTCTTTGTCTCTTACTGTCGTCAAGGTATTACAGGTCAGGAACCAACTAAAGATGTATTTAACAGGACTACTAAATTATGAGCAATATTATATTACCTTCAAGCGACGAAGACAAAAAACGCATCCGCGGATGTTTTGATGAGATCAGTAATTCATTCCTAAGACAGGAAGCAGAACGTGATTTTCAGAAAGAAGCAATCGAGAGTCTTGCAGAAGACATTGATATTCCAAAGGGAACACTACGTAAAGCTGCAAGAGTATTTCACAGGCAGAACATAAGTTCAGTTGTAACCGAAGCTGAAGATATGGAAGCGTTGTTGGAGATCATTTAATGTTGACTGTCGCTAACATAAGAAAAGAGTTATCTTTCAAATATCTAGCCAAAGATTTTGTTATCGACAGAACTGGCGCCAAGACTATTGAAATGATTGGCGCTACATTTATTGCTGATGAAGATTATGTTATTCGTAAGCCAGCGTATAAGTATATTGAACGTGAACTTGAGTGGTACAAATCACAATCGTTAAACGTTAATGATATACCTGGTGAGACACCACAGATTTGGAAATCAATTGCTTCTACTGAAGGTATGATTAATTCAAATTATGGTTGGTGTATATACTCAAAAGAGAATGGTAGTCAATATCATAATGTTCTACGTGAGTTAAAGAATAATCCAAACAGCCGTAGAGCTACTATGATCTACAATCGTCCATCAATGCACGTTGACATGTCACGTGATGGTATGAACGACTTTATGTGTACATATGCAAATACATTTTATATTCGTGATGGTAAACTTGAATCTCACTATTTGATGAGATCTAACGATGCTGTATTCGGCTATAACAATGATTATGCTTGGGCTAAACATGTTCAAAATGAACTTGCCTCTGATCTCGGTGTAGAGTCTGGTAAGCTAATCTGGACAGCGTCTAACTTCCATGTATACGAAAGGCACTTTAACTTTATCGAAGAGCTCTTTATATGACAAAGAAATGGGATGTAAGATTTACAAAACTGGCTCGTGAAGTAGCTACTTGGTCAAAAGATCCAAGCACACAAATTGGCGCAGTGATTGTAAACGACGAACGTAGAGTATTAGCTACAGGCTATAATGGTTTTCCTAAAGGAATAGCCGATACCCCAGAACGTTATGATAATAAAGAAGTGAAATACGAAACAGTAATTCACGCTGAAATGAATGCAATATACAACGCTACATACAGTGGTACATCTTTAAAAGATTCTACCATTTATGTTTGGGGACTACCGACCTGCAACGATTGTGCAAGAGGTATTATTCAAGTTGGTGTTAAAAGAGTTGTTATGGCAACTGATGGGCCCATTCCAGAGAAATGGGTTGCTTCATTTTCTAAATCTCTTAATCTATTTGTTGAAGCTGGAGTCGCTACAGAGTTCCTACAAGACCTTACAGTGCCGGAACTTCATAAATAATATAATATATAAACACACCTTTATAATGCACCAGTGAGAACTACCTGATCAATGAGAATACTTCTACCCTACTTTACACGTAATAATATAGAGATAACTGATAGTGTTGTTATTGGTGGAATTGAGAGATTTGCTCAATTAATCTATCAAAACTTTGACGATGTAATCCCTGTACATTTTACAGATGAAGACCGTAAGAAGCGTAGAGTGACTACTAAAATCACTGCTGCGATAGAAACTTATCAACCAGATGTTGTTATTGTTAATTATGATAACGCGCCACTTACTACTAGATTACAAGCAAAAACTAATACACCTATATTATGGATTAGTCATACTGCTGCTGGTGGTATTTCTAAAATTGGTCACATGCAACAGATGCATGAGTTTCAAGCAAATGGTGGAGTAGTTGCATTTGTATCTAAACATCAACATATTGGTATGGATAAACTTAGCCAAAGAGTTGAAAGTAAGCCACTACCAATTGTAGATTTTATTGATTCTGCTTTTAGTATGGGTGATGAGAAGGTGCTTGAAGCTACTTACGATGCAGTCACTGTAGGCCGTACTGATAAAACAAAAAATCCATTTTGGATGCCTAAGAAACTAAACGGCTCTGGATTGCATAATGTTATATTAACTTCTCATGTAGCTGAATTACTATATGGTGACCATCTAAAATATCACGAAGATAACTTAAACTGGGAAAAGCCAAATGAAGTTATTCGTGGTTTGGCTTATAAAGACACCATGGCTTATATGGCAGAAGCTGGATGTTACATTTCAACTTGTCCTGTAGAGACTTGGGGCATTACTGCTCTTGAAGCATTAGCTCATGGTTTGCCAACCATACTAGTAACTAACTCAACTGATACCCATGCATCCGAGCAGATATCAGTCATAAATAAACATATGACGAAAGTACGAACGTCAGTAAAAGGTAACGACCTTGCTGATATAGTACGATCGCTAAATAAAACTACTTTTGAACAGAGACTTGAAATCTCTGAAATGACCAAAGAAAAACACTCTCTTAAGGCATGGAAAAAGAATATTGAAAAAGTAGTTGACAAAACTATAGAATGTGTTATAATAGATAATAATAATGCAGAAGCTTCTCTAAGTAGCTTCTTTTGATAATTATGGAGAAATTGAATTGAAAATCTTAATCACTGGCTTTAACAAAGAGCAATGTACTCGTGATTACTTTTACGGTAAAGAACTCAAAATATTAAACTCACACTATTCGTTGATTCGCTGTCTTGAAGATATGGGACACGAGGTCGACCAAAGAACTGTGAGTATTGGTGAGAATATAACTGCCTACGATAAAGTAATCGTGTATCTATCATCTGTAAAATCCTTTAGTCACCATGCTTTTGACGCACTATATGTACTCAAAGCAAGGCCTGACGCTATTCTTGGTAACGACGATTGGCAAGTACGAGAAGTATTTGTATCGTTTAAACTATACCAAGAGAATCTTAAAGAATGGAAAGAAACAGGTAAACCGTTCCTAGAGTATGGAACAAACAAATACCTGGCTGACCTCTATAAAGGTGATACTAAACTCGAAAAGCTTGGTGATCATATTGATACATTCATTGAAGGTTGCGAAATTGTAAACAGAAAAACAAATACATTACTTCTATGTTCTTTTGACGGGGGTGACAACACCGCCTTTAAGCTTGACTATAAAGGTGACATTGTTAATTACAATCCAAATCCTTACAACCTAAATCGTAGGCCTGAGAATAACTATGGAGAAGATCCAGGTATTCTAAGTTTCTTTGATGATGAGCCAATTATTCTTCCACCCGAAGAAAAGAAATTACAATGGGTATTCTCATCTATTGTTCAAAGTAAAACCATGCCTTGGTTTAACAAACAAAAACCTGCTTGGCCAGTACTAAACTTTGGCCCAAGACGAGAAACCAAACTCACGGCCGGTATCCAAACCTTCCGTGTTAAAGAACCTGATATGTGCAGAATCTATAATGAAAACTGGGGCTGTATGATGCCAGAGTATTATCATGCTGGTTCAGGTTGGTGGAGATCACGTGTTCAGCAAGTAGCAGATGTAGAGTCTATACTTGTATGTTCAGATAAAGAAGGTGCAGTATACGGAGAAGCATACGTTGGTAATACTCTTGCGAGTGTTGAAGCTATGACTATTGAAGAAAAAACGCGGTTGGGTAAAGCTCAAAAAGAATGTCTGTACGATAATCACCCGCTTAACAAGAAAGTACAGATGCAGGAATTAGAGGCCATACTATGAAACACGCAGGAATTATACCACTGATTGGTGGAGAGATACTAGCATCAGATAAAGCTTACGGAAACGTACCAGATTATATTATGACCTATGGTGGTTTTGAAGCTAATGAAGCGCATTTGTTAAACTACTATAAAGAAAAAGGCCATGATATCCCGTATCATGTTATTGACGGTGAAGACGCACCATCATCATACGGTAAAGTTGACGTTGTATCATCAGTATGTCCTTGTGCTGGTCTGTCAAGCTACCATTCATCTTATGGAGAAGATAATCCAAATAACCAATGGTTGGAAAAATCTACTAAGTTTGTATTAAATGAAATTGGTCCTAAAGTATTATGGGGAGAGAACGCACCCGCATTAGCTACGACTGTTGGCACATTTATGAGAAAGAAAATGCTCAAAATTGCTAACGCAGCTGGTTATAATATGTCGATCTATATGACTAAGTCGTTACTACATGGTAACCCACAAATCCGAAGACGTTCATTTTACTTCTTTTGGAAAAGAGATGTATTTAATAATAAGATACCAAAGTTTGAATACTTTAAAAGAGATCATCCAACGATCGCTCAATTGTTGATGGACGTAAAGAGTAATTTCCAGACTGAAGCAATTTGTAAAAAGATCCCATCTCAAGATGATCCTTACTACAAGTACTTCTTAGAAGAAATCAAAGGCGGAATGACTCATGCGGAATTTGCTAAAGAGTTAAGAGAAGATGAAAACTTTACTAAGCCTTCCTTTAATGTTGAAAGTGAAATGATTCTTGGTGATTATAAGGGACAAGCTAATTACAAAGAAATTGCAGAATACATGAAAGGTCAAGGCCTTGAGAAAGAAGCTGAAAAATGTATGAGACGATACGAGAAGCTTAAGACTGGTAAAGGCGTAATGTGGCGTGGTACTATTATTCCAGTAAAACACATTGGTGCATTTGTTGTACATATGCCTCATGTTCTGGCTCACCCAGTAGAAGATAGGTACATAAGTTATAGAGAAGCTATGACCATTATGGGTCTCCCTGATGATTATGAATTACTTGATCCTACTAAGAGCATCAATCACATATGCCAAAATGTACCCTTTAAAACTGCTAACGATATGGCTACACAAGTTAAAGCAGCAATTGAAGGTAAACTTCCTATGGAAGACGCAACCTACATGCTACAAGATAATTTATCACAGAGAATTCGTGATACAATATCATCAGTAGATATTACAGAGTTTATGACATAATGAAAAAGAAAAACCTAGTACTTGACTTTGAAACAATGGGTGTTGACCCATCCACTTGTGCAGTCGTTGACTGTTCGATTATGATTTTTGATTGGGATGAGTTTACACAAAACCCTTATGGTCTGAAAGATATCAGTAAGACTCGTAGATTTAAACTGAATGTTCAAGAGCAAGTAAAAGATTATGGATATAAGATCGAAGATTCTGTTTTAGAGTTTTGGTCTAAACAGTCTAAAGAAGTTCGTGGTCGTGTCAAACCAACACAACAAGACTTAACTGTTAAAGAGTTTGTATCCAACTTTCACAATCTAGTTGTTGATGAGAATATTGGTCATTGGTGGACAAGAGGTAATGCTTTTGATCCTGTGATCTTGACAAGACTTTTTAATAGTCAAAAGAGAGGCAACCATCTCAACACTTATTTAAAATACTATATGGTTCGTGACATGCGGACTTATATTGATGCCAAATTTAATTTTGACACGAAAAACGGTTTCTGCCCGATCGCTGATGAAAAACTATGGGAAAGAGCATTTAAGCAACACGATAGTTCTTGGGACGTGTTAGCAGATGTACTTAGACTACAAGCAATCGCTAGAGCTGAAAACGACATGGAGCAAATCTAATGAAAATTGAAATACAAACCGAAGAGCTAAGAAAGCATAGCATCTTCGTTGGTACACCGATGTATGGTGGCCAAGCTACTGGTATGTATACCAAAGCAACTAATGACTTGAGTATGTTATGTGCTACACACGGTATTCCATTAAAGTACTATTTCTTATTTAATGAGAGCTTAGTGCAAAGAGCACGTAACTATATTGTAGATGAATTTTTAAGATCTGATTGTACTCACTTACTATTCATTGACGCTGATATCGCATTTAATCCTAAAGATGCTCTTGCTTTACTTGGCGTACACCTACAAGATCCAGACAAATATCAGATCGTAACTGGCCCATATCCTAAGAAAACAATTGCTTGGGAAAAGGTTGCTAAGGCGGCTCAGATGGGTAAAGCAGATGATAATCCGTTTGAATTAGCTAGGTTCACATCTGACTTTGTATTTAATCCTGTTAAAGGAATGAAGCAATTCAAATTATCAGAACCAGTTGAAGTACAAGAAGCTGGTACAGGATTTATGTTAATACCAAGGGATGTACTAATGAAGTACAAAGAAGCTTACCCTGAGTTAGCATACCTACCTGACCATGCACGAACAGAACAATTTGATGGTACAAGAGAAATTACAGCATTTTTCGATTGTGTTATCGACCCCGAATCCAGGCGCTATCTTTCAGAAGATTACTTCTTCTGCCATAAAGCTCGTGATGCTGGCCTAAAAGTTTGGATGTGTCCTTGGATGCAGCTGAACCATGTTGGCACTCACATCTTTCAAGGCGGAATGGGCTCTATAGCAGAGCTTGGTGTAACCGCAACTGCCGACTCGACTTCTAATAAAAAGTCGTACAAAACAGTTGACAAATAGATGAAAGTGTGTTATAATATACATTCATTAACTAGGAGAAATATATATAATGAAATTTTCTAACGAAACCTTGAGTGTCTTAAAAAGTTTCACCGCAATTAACAAATCAGTTTTGTTAAAGCCCGGTACTACTATCAAGACGATTACTCCCGAAAAGACGCTTATTGCGATTGCAGAAATCCAGGATACGATACCAGCAGAAGCTTGTATCTATGATCTTTCTAGATTCTTGTCAATCATAAGCCTTTATAATGATCCAGACGTAGAGTTTGGTGATAAATACTTTATTATCTCTGAGGGTAAGAGAAGGACCAAGTATATCTATGCAGATATATCAATGATCCATACTCCACCTGAAAAAGATATAAATATACCATCCGAAGACGTTGTTGTCGATGTAACAGAAAGTGATCTTTCTGCAGTACTGAAAGCAGCAGGTGTTCTTCAATTTTCAGAAATTGCATTTGTAGGCGAAAGCGGCAAGTGTTATCTGAAAGCAATCGACAGTGCAAACGATAACGCAGATGACTTTGGCGTTGAAATCGGGGACACTGCCGATGAGTTTAGAGTAATCATTAAAACTGATAACTTGAAACTCATGCCAATGGATTACAAAGTTACCATTTGTTCAAAAGGTATCTCTGAGTTCAAAGGTAAAGGTGTCACATATTTTGTGGCGATAGATTCAAAGTCGACTTATAACAAAGGATAAGAACATGAACAATGCAATGCAAAACGGCCAAATGGGCCAACAAGAAGAAGAGCAGGTATCTATTAATATGAATGACCTGTCAACAGTACTTCAGTTGATCGATGTAGTATCAACAAGAGGCGGGTTCCAAGGTCAAGAACTAGCTGGTGTAGGAATGTTAAGGAATAAGCTAGAAACTTATCTAAGACAACAAAATCCTCAACAACAGGGCCCTGATGGGGAAGCACCTGTTGGAGTAGAAGCTGGTGAATTAGCTGATAGGGTAATCGATTAATAGATTACCAACCTTTCTCGAGAATAGGGGATCAGTTTCGACTGGTCCCCGCCCCTCAATTTTTATATTATGTACAAGGTGATCTATGCAACACAAATCAAATGAAGTTCTATGGGTAGAAAAATACCGTCCTCAAAGTATCGAAGACACTATCTTACCCGAGACAATGAAAAATACGTTTCGCAAATTTGTAAATGACAAAAACGTACCAAACTTATTACTAACCGGTGGACCAGGAGTAGGTAAAACTACTATCGCTAAAGCTATGCTCGATGAAATGGGCTGTGACTATATCGTTAAAAATGGTTCCCTCAATGTGAATATCGACACTCTTCGATATGAAATATCCACATACGCATCTTCAGTATCTCTTACTGGTGGTCGTAAATATGTAATTTTTGACGAGGCTGATTACTTGAACGCAACTTCTGTTCAACCAGCTCTACGTAACTTTATTGAAGAATACTCTTCTAACTGTGGATTTATCTTTACTTGTAATTTCAAGAATAGAATTATTGGTCCATTAAGATCTCGACTCTCTGAAGTTGACTTCTCTATTGAACAAACTGAACGCCCTCAACTAGCAATGCAATTCTTTAAACGTGTCATTAATATTCTTAACAATGAGAATGTTGATTACGATAAAGCAGTAGTTGCAAAAGTTATTGAAAAGCATTTCCCAGACTTCCGTCGTGTATTAACCGAACTACAATCGTATGCAGCTTCAGGTAAAATCGACGAAGGTATCTTTGTAAATCTAAAGCAAGAGAGTATGGATGAGTTATTCAACCTACTTAAAGCTAAAAACTTTACTGAGATGAGAAAGTGGGTTGCTAGTAATTCAGATCAAGATATGAATGAAATGTTCAGACGTGTCTATGATATGATGCAAGCTCGTGTAGAGTTCAAGACTCAACCTGGATTCGTAGTCACTTTAGCTGATTATATGTACAAAAGTAATTTCGTCGCAGACCAAGAGATTAATATGGTTGCATTCTTAACTGAAGTTATGATTGAATCCGAGTATGTCTAATCCATTTAAAATTGATTTCCGCAAAACCATCGAATGCTTTAACTGTAGTGGGAGTATTGAAGGAGGTGAAGAATACACCCTAAAGTACCAAGCAGCAGATGGAGAAGCGGATGTCAAGATGTGCGCTAACTGTGCAAAAGAATTTAATGAGATACTCATAGGAATCGAGGAGATACAAAATGGCCAAGGGTGACTTAAATCCATTTGATTTTATGAATGCTGCCTCTTTTAGTAAAGCAGATCTTATAAGAGATGGAGATAATCCAGAAATAATCGAAAAGCAATATAATGCTTATATTGTTAACCGAGGTTTTACAAACTTCGAAGATACAATACTACATGCTAATGAAATGAATCAGAGACACGAATTATTCCCTGGTGCACAATTTGATTACTACCGTGCAGTATTGAGAAAGCGTAAGAGATTTTCCAAATGGCCTAAGGCTACTAAGGATGTAGATCTTGACGCGATACAAGAAGTTTATCAATGTAACAGAACAGTTGCTAAGCAATACTTTAAGGTATTGAACAAAGAACAACTGCAATCTGTGCATGATCGCCTCATTACAGGTGGCTAAGTTTAAAAAAAAATAAATAAGCTTATATGGTTATATACCATGGCCACTAATAATTAAACAGGTGATATGTATCATGGAACAAGAAGATATTTTTAGAGGTGTGGGCATTGAAGTAATGCTTCCTACACCCGACAGTTTTCTTAAGATCAAGGAAACTTTAACAAGGATAGGAATATCTTCTCGGAAAGATAAGAAGTTATTTCAGTCCTGTCACATCTTGCATAAAAAGGGTAGATACTCAATTCTTCATTTTAAGGAATTGTTTATACTCGACGGCAAGCACAATACGTTTACTGATGAAGATCATGCTAGACGGAACACTATTGTAAACCTACTTGAAGAATGGGAACTAGTAAAGATTGTAGATCCAAATAAATCAAAGGATCCAGTTGCTTCACTAAATCAAATTAAAATCATTTCTTTTAAAGAAAAAGATGATTGGGAATTAACTGTCAAATACAATATAGGTAATGGAAAAAAGTAGTTGACAAAAATTTAATTTTATGATATAATGGTGAATATATAATGAATGTTTATAAGACAAAAGAAAGCGCAATAATCCCTCAATACGCGACTCAAGGCAGTGCTTGCTTTGACATTCATGCTGCGTTTGATAAAGGCGATAAGATTACAGCCTATAATTCTGTTAATAGAAAAATAGAAGTTCTCACTAAAGAGATCGAAGGTCAGCCTGCTTTCTTAATACACCCAGGCCAAAGAGTGATGATTCCAACTGGTTTAATATTTGATATACCAGAAAATCACGTAATGAAAATGTATATTCGTAGCAGCGCTGCTGCCAAAAAGGGTTTAGCATTAAGTAACGGTGTAGGTATTATAGATTCTGATTATGTTGATGAAACACATATTCTTGTACATAACATATCTGATAGCTTAACACGAGTTATACACGGTGAAAGATTAGCTCAATGCATGGTTGAGAAAATGGACCAACACAAATTAGAATTAATTAACGAACGCCCTAGGCAGAAAACTGATAGGGATGGTGGAATAGGAAGTACTGGTAGTTAGAAAGTTTTATTGATGACTCGGACTAAACCACCTGATTTCATCATTTTATCGAATTTTTTATATAGTATTGCCATATATTCTCCTTATTAATATTTTGTATATATATTATATTTATACAAACATGTTACAAGTACGTGACAAAAAGGTGACAAATTATGATAAAAGATGATACACTGCTTATTAAAGTAAATAAAGAGCAGAAAAAAGAATTCATTCAGCTCTGTAAAGATGATGATACAACAGCATCAAGAGAACTGCGAAATTATATTAAACAATTTATAAAAGATCGCGCAGAAGCTGAATAAATAGATTTGTAGGTACGAATAATCGGCTTACAATAACCGGTGTGCTAAAAGCCACCATAGTATAATCATATCTTGCATAAAAGGAGATAAAAATGACTGGATTAAATATACATAACCTACAACCATTCACGGTTGGATTTGATCGAATCTTCGATCGTTTAGTAGAAATTGAGAACCACCCTGCACAGCATGGATCACAAGGTTTTCCACCCTATAATATCAGAATCAATAAAGCCGAGGATAAGTTCACTATCGAACTTGCTCTTGCTGGCCTTGATGAATCTGATGTTGATATTGAAGTAAAGGAAAATCAATTAGCAATTAAGTCAACGTATGAAACTGGCGAAACTGCTGAAGATAAGTTTATTCATAAGGGAATTTCTAAAAGAAAATTTACGCGTAGCTTTGACCTTGCAGACGACATTGTCGTTAAAGGAGCAAGCTTCAAGAATGGTCTTTTAACCATTGGCCTTGAGCGTATTATTCCTGAGTCAAAAAGACCTCAGAAAATTAAAATTGACAATAAGAAAGAGTTCTTAGTCGAATAACAACAGTGAACGGAGGGCGCAAAGCCCTCCACCTATAAAGGAATTTATTATGGAAAACAAAAGAGTACCGGACGCGATCTTTAAAACACGCGCCCAAACCGCAGATATATCTGGTGAATTTCAATGGAACGAATTAACTACTAGTGATTTATTTGCTAGTAAAAGAGTCGTTGCTTTCTCATTACCTGGAGCCTTCACTCCAACTTGTTCTAACTTCCAAGTACCTAGCTATAACGCTAGGTGGGAAGACTTTAGTAAAGCCGGTATTGATAAAGTGTATTGTATTTCTTGTAACGATGCTTTTGTGATGAATGCATGGGCCAAAGATCAAAATACTCCTAACATCGAGTTTTTGCCTGACGGTTCGTGTGATTTTACTGAAAAAATGGATATGCTTGTACGCAAAGACAATTTAGGTTTTGGTGCAAGGTCTTGGAGATACGCTATGGTTGTAAACGATGGTGTTATTGAAAAGATGTTTGTTGAACCTGGAATGTCTGATGATTGTGATTCAGATCCATACGATGAAACAAATCCTGAAAATGTACTTGCTTATCTGCAAGGCTAACAAATCCTGCCTTAGGATAAACCTG